GAAATTTACAAACAAGAATACGCAAAACAAGTTAATTCCATCCTCAATAGCGTATTTACCCGTAGGATTCCAAGCCCATATAGTTCAGGATTCTAAACATGGCTGCTGCGGAACAGAAAAAGTCCTACCAAGTCATTAAGCAGTTTAAAGGACTAAACACCAAAGCCAACCGTACAGCCATTGGGGAAGATGAATTTAGTTGGGTAGAAAACGCTCAACCAATTGGTTATGGCAACCTAAAGATTACGCCAGCAGAAACAACTGCCAAGGATTCTGGCAATGTAGCCGTTACTTTTGCCAATACCGTTAGTTATTTATCTTCAATTAACATTGGCGTTAAAGATTATGTGGTGGCATTTGAAGAAAATGGCGCAGCGCAATATTTTGACATTACGAGCGATGTAACTGGCAATATTGCTTCAGCGGGTACTTTCTCTAGTTCTGGAATAAATGTTACCCAATGGAACAATGAACGAATGCTTATTCTTGATCCAGACAAGGGGTATTCAACTTGGGATGGCAATAATGTTGTAACTATCGGTTCTGTTGGATTGATAGGAATTACCAATGGAGGATCTGGATACACCAGCGCACCAAGCGTAGTTATTAGCGGTCCAGATCAAACGGGTGGGGTGCAAGCCAATGCGACTGCAACAATCTCTGCTGGTGCGGTCACAGCCGTAAATCTATCCAATGCGGGTACTGGATACACCAATGCAGCTAACTTAACCGTTACCTTTAGCGGTGGCGGTGGAGCAAACGCAACTGCCGTTGCAGAACTTTTGTCTTTTAAAACAGGCACTTTAAACTTAGTGGTTGTCAACGGTGGTTCAGGCTATACCAACGCAGCCAATGTAACGGTCAGTATCTCTGGAGGTGGCGGTACAGGAGCGACAGCCACGCCCATTGTGTCGGGTAATGTGGTTACTCAAGTCATTATGACCAATGCGGGAAGCAACTACACCAATGCTGCTAATGTGACAGCTACCGTATCAGGTGGCGGTGGTTCAGGAGCAGTATTAAAAGCGGTAGTCAATAGTGACCAAAATGTGGGTATAGCGAGCTTTTCTGGGCGAGTATGGATTGCATCAGGAAGAACTGTGTCTTACAGCGCTGCGGGTTCGTATAGCGACTTTACAAGCGTTTCTGCGGGTGGCGTAACTTTGACAGACGCTACCTTGCATGGCAACATTGTTCAACTCCTATCAGCCAATAACTTTTTGTACATTTTTGGCGATGATTCTATTAATGTATTCTCAGATGTTAGGGTTACTACTAGTGGTACTACCTTATTTACCAATACCAATGTAAGCGCTTCCGTTGGTTCTAAATTACCCCACGCTATATTTCCGTATTTCCGTTCAGTCTTATTTATGAATGATTACGGGGTTTACGCTTTAGTAGGATCAACCACTTCCAAGCTATCCGATGGTTTAGATGGGGTTTTCCCTAATATTGACTTTACTGCTCCTGTTTATGCGGGTCAGGTTTTGCTCAACAACATCCTCTGTGCAGCCTTTAATTTCCGTTATTACGATGCTACTTTTACCGAAAGCTACCGTTATATCCAAGCGGTCTTTTTTGAGAAAAAATGGTTTATTACAAGCCAAGGAAACGATCTTAAATATATTACTTCTGTACCTGAAGCTGGCAGAATTGTTTTATATGGTGTGTCTGGCAATGCTTTATATAATTTATATGATGATGATACGGCAAGCATCACTAGCCGAGTACAAACTGCGTTATTACCATTAACCGATCCAATCCGTACTAAGCAAGCCTTAAAATTTGGCATTGAAGCCACGCTTACTCAAGGAGCTTCTTTAAATGTAACGGTGGATTCGGAATATGACTCTAGTCCAGCTTACACCCTTGGAAACTTCATTACTTGGTACAACACAAGCAATGTGACCATCCCTTGGATAAATAACAGTTCTACAGTAATATCTTGGATAGGTGGCACAGGCTATCAGTTGTATAAGTCAGATGCAATGCAATGGGGTAAATACCTAGGATTGACTAGTACATCAAGCAATCCTGGCTTTGTGTACAACACATTTGAATTTGAACATGAATTGAGAGTGAGGTTCTAAAATGCCAGTTCCGTATGTTTTTGGTAACGCAACGACTTCGATCCCGTTATCAAACCTAGATGCCAACTTTAATACTACCGCTACCCTTGGCAATACTGCCGTAGGATTAGGGAATACCACTACATCTGTTGGAAACTTAACCTTAACTAATACAACGGTTACCAACTACACAGAAACATTGAGCAACTCATCTGGTGGCAATGTGACCATTAGTTTGGCTAACGGCACTTATCAGAATGTCAATGTTAACGCTACGATCACGATTACCTTGCCTTCTTCTGTAGCGGGTAAGAGTTTCACCGTTCAAACTTATTACACTGCTAATAATAGCTTCTCTTGGGCTGGTGGCACATCCCTAAAATGGGCTGGAAACACAGCGCCAACTCCAACGGCTGCTAGTGGAAAAGTGGACATTTTCAACTTTTACCAAGACGGTAATGTTACCTATGGATCTGTATTTGGGCAGAATTTCTAATGTTTAGTTCACGCAAATCCGCTGCTCCATCTGGTGGTTATAACCTAACCAACTCCCTACGCTTTCGGTCTAGTGCTTCTGCTTATCTTAGTAGAACTCCAGCAAGCACAACAAATCAAAAAACTTGGACTTTTAGTGCTTGGGTTAAAAGAGGTGCTTTAGCTAATGGTGTTTTATTAGGAACTGAAACTGTATTGGCACAAACATATTGCACTATTTATTATGTAAGCGATAAGATTTATTTAGATGCAGCAAATTCAAATGTTGAAACAATGAGAGTTTATACAAATGCTGTTTTTAGAGATCCATCCGCTTGGTATCATGTTGTTGTTTTTTTAGATACAACTCAAGCAACAGCATCAAATAGAACAGCAATTTATGTTAATGGTGTATTACAAACATTAACAGTATCTACAAATCCAGCACAAAATTTACAGCCTTTAATAAATTCAACAGTTGCCCATAATATTGGAAGAAATCCGCTAAATGGAATTTACTTCGATGGCTACCTAGCAGAAGTAAACTTTATTGATGGTCAAGCCCTAACCCCATCCTCATTTGGTGCTACATCTGCTGCTACTGGTGTATGGCAACCTATTAAATACACAGGAACATACGGCACTAATGGATTCTATTTACCATTTACTGATAACTCTGCTCTGACTACATCATCGAATGTGGGTTTAGGAAAAGACTTCTCTGGTAACGGAAACTACTGGGTCACAAACAATATCAGCATTACATCGGGCTCTACTTATGACAGCATGACCGATGTGCCGACCAACACGAACTCAAATACGGCTAATTATTGTGTGTTGAATCCTTTAGAAGAAAATCTTTCTGGTTTAAGCGTTACACTATCTAATGGTAATTTAACTGCTTCTGGCACTACTTATGGAGCTACTGTTTATAAAGCAACAATGCAATTACCAACATCAGGTAAATGGTATTACGAATTTAGTTATTCTACTCTTAGCACAGTAGCCGCTGTTGGTATTAGAAGTTATACAACTAGCTCAACTGATGTTCAATATAGAAGTGATGGGCAAAAAACTGTAGGTGGAACTACAAGTTCTTATGGCTCATCATGGACTACTAGTGATGTTATTGGTGTTGCTATTGATGTAGGTGCTGGAACAATTACATTTTATAAAAACAATGTAAGTCAAGGCGCTATTAATATTCCAACTCCAACAGCAACTTTTAATTTTGCTTGGAATTATGTAACTTTTGCAAGCACTACTTTTTCTGTTAACTTCGGTCAAAGACCATTCTCTTACACACCCCCATCGGGTTTCGTAGCGCTCAACACATTTAACTTACCTACTCCTACGATTGGTGCTACTGCATCGACACAGGCGAATAAGTATATGGATGCAACTCTGTATACTGGTAATGGTTCAACTAACAATATTGTTAATGCTGGTGGTTTTGCTCCAGATTTAGTTTGGACAAAAGAAAGAAGTGGTGCTGGAAATCATATGCTTGGCGATATAGTTAGAGGAACTAACAATACGCTGTTTTCAAACAATGCGCTTGCAGCTTATACCGATAGGGGTGTTGATTCATTTAATTCAAATGGATTTACTTATAGCGGAACTGAAGGTGGAGACGGAAATGTCAATGGTTCAACATATGTTGCTTGGCAATGGAAGGGCGGTGGCACAGGAGTAACCAATACTGCTGGTTCTATTACATCTACAGTAAGTGCTAATACAACGGCTGGATTTAGTATTGTTACTTATACAGGTACAGGAGCATTAGCTACTGTTGGTCATGGCTTGGGCGTTGCTCCATCATGGGTAATTATTAAAAAAAGAAGCTCTGCTACTAATTCAAATTGGGTAATTGGGAACTCCGCAAGTGGTTGGACAGGACAGTTATATTTTGATACAGGAGCTTTTTCAACTAATTCAGGTTCATTTAATAATACTGCTCCAACATCGTCTGTTTTTACAATTAATACAGATTCAACAGTAAATGCAAGTACAGCAACCTATGTAGCCTACTGCTTTGCCCAAATCTCTGGCTATTCTGCATTTGGCAGTTATACAGGCAATGGCTCTAGTGATGGTCCGTTTATTTATACAGGGTTTAGACCTAAGTGGATTTTAATAAAAAGGTCTGATTCGGGCGCAGAATCTTGGTATTTATGGGATACAGCAAGAGATACATACAATGTTATGCAAACCACTTTATTACCAAATTCAGCAAATGCAGAATCAACTGGCTTAAGTAGATATATTGATGCTCTTTCTAATGGATTTAAAATCCGTTCAACAGATACTCTTTGTAATGCATCGGGCGGAACATACATTTACGCAGTTTTTGCCGAGTTTCCTTATAAATTTTCGCTTGCAAGGTGATATATGCCACTTAATAAACAATATTTAAACGCTAACGCAAGATAGGAGAAAAAATGTTTGCTTTAGTTCAAAACGGAATTATTCAATTTTTAATACAGGCTGGAGTGCCGTTTAGTTGGAATGGGGTTGATTATCCTGGCAACTGGATTCAGTTAGCTTCCACACAAGAGCGTGAATCAATCGGTATTTGCGATGTAGTTTATGGTCAACAAGAGAGCGATCAATATTACTGGGTTCAACAAAACGCACCCGTTTATAACGCAGAAACAAATCAAGTGGACATTAGCTTTACTTGCACACCTAAAAATTTAACCGATGTAAAAGCTAACGCATTTAACCAAATTAACAATACGGCTTATTCCATTCTCTTTCCTAGCGACTGGATGGTGGTCAAATCCGTAGAAACTAGCACACCAATTAATCCAGATTGGAACTCTTGGAGAGCATCGATTCGTGCTACTGCCGATCAAACCAGAACTGCTGTAACTGGCGCTGCCGATGTTGCTGCGGTGCAAACTATTATGAGCAATATTCAATGGGCTAAGTCACCATCACAAGTTGCATTAGAAGCAGAACAAGTGGAGGTGCAAGATGGGAATTAATGCCTTTACCAAAACAGGTAACACAGTCACTTTTACGGCTGCTGCAACTGCGCCTACCCCAGTTCAATGTTCATCAACCACTTTAGGTGGTAATCAATATCGGATCATCAATGCTGGTAATGTCACCGTATTTTTGGGTTATGGCACAGATTCTACTAATGCTACTGCTTCTGCGGTTCAAGTGACTAGTTCTCAGTCCGCTTTTCCTTTATTGGCTGGAACAGATGAGATCTTGACTTTTGTACCCAATGCGTATTTTACTGGTGCAACGGCAAGCGGTACTGCGGTTATTTATGTGACCCCTGGCGATGGAGTGTAAAACATGGTTCTCAAGGTCGTTACAAGTGTTGGCGGTGGAGGTGGCGGTACAGGAACAGTAACTCAGGTCAATACTGGTACTGGGTTAACTGGCGGTCCAATTACATCCAATGGAACAATTTCCATTGCAAATACCACAGTAACGGCTGGAATTTATGGCAATGCAACAACTGTTTCTCAGGTAACCGTCAATGCTCAAGGACAAATTACAAGTGCAGCTAATGTTACGATTAGTGGTGTTTCTCCTGGTGGCGCTGCTGGCGGTGACCTTACTGGCACTTATCCTAATCCTACGCTCAACACTTCTGGGGTTGTTGCGGGTATCTACGGCAATGCAACAACTGTTAGCCAAGTTACGGTAGATGCTAAAGGTCGTGTAACCACAGCAGCCAATGTAGTTATTGCCATATCCAATACTGCAATCACTAACGGCAACATTACCATTGGTAACACTACCATTGGTCTTGGAAATACTGCCACTACCGTTGGAAATCTAACATTACAAAATGCTAATATTGCTTCCGTTGCTGCTACCTTTCCTAATAGCTATCTTGCTAACTCCTCTGCTACCCTGGGAAATACGACTGTAACCCTTGGCAGTACAACAACATCAGTAGGAAATTTAACTCTTAATAATTTGACGGTTAACGGATTTAATAAAGCCTTAACCACTAAAACATCAAACTACACCGTTACATTAACGGATTGCACCGTTTTAGCTAACGCTGCTACAGGAAATGTCACCATTACTTTGCCAACATCGGTTGGCGCAACTGGAAGAACTTATGCTATCAAGAAAATTGATAGCTCTGCTAATGTAGTAACTATAGCCACTACTTCATCGCAAACGATTGATTCGTTTACAACTGAGGTTTTGGCTAGACAATTTGATGCGGTGCAAGTGCAATCAGATGGATCTAACTGGTTCATCATCTCATTTGTGCCAGGTAGAAACGGAACTTCGGGTAGCTTCTAATGGAAACCACACAATTTTTAATTGACGAAACACGAGCGAAACTAAACACCCATGAAGCGGTGTGTGAGATTCGTTATGACAGTATTTGCGCCCGCTTAAAGCGGATTGAAACCATATTGATCGCTTCTGCGGGCTTTATTGTGGCTTCTTTGGCTGCGATTGCCTTCAAAATCCACTAATTATGAACATGGAAACCCTCTCAATCGTGAAATTTGGAGATGTAGATTCTCTCCAAGACTTTCTTTTTGAGAATGGCACTCAACATAAGCTGTTTCAAGAAACTTTCCAGGATAAAGGCATCCCAGTACCCATTTATCCCATTACCGATGCTTCTACAGACAACTTAGATGACTGGTTATTGGCTCACCAGGTCGAACACCAAGCCTTTTCGAGCTTGCTAGGGCTAAATAATCCCTTTAATATGCTCGATGTGGACTGGAATAACGAGGAGGATTTCTATGATTGGATCGCTTCACACCTTTATATTCATCAACAAATTGCTGCTGCCCTAGACCTTAATTAATATGGACCAAAAACCTCTTTCCCCACCCCAAGAAAAATCGGCTTTTGTTGCACCGCAACAAGATGCTGAAATGATGGACCTTATTAAACGAAAAGGTAAACCAAAAAAAGATCCTAAAGTTGAAGGCGCTATTACTCAGCTAAAACAAATCATGCAAGCCAACAATATTCAGCCAGATCAACTAATTAGAGCTGGTGAAATGGCGATGATGGCAATTAAAGATAAATCCTTGTACCCCATGTTGATTCAAATGGCTGTTAAAGAAGGTTTAATGCTTCCAAATGAAGCTCCACCTCAACCAGACTACAAAATGCTTGCTGGAGTGGTTTCTGCTGGAAAGCTAGCCCAAATGATTAAAGATGAGGGTCTATGAAAATAGTCAAATTAACGGATGATCGGTTTGAGGAGTTTTACCAGCTCATTGAAAAAATGATTGGTGAAGCAGACTTTAGCCAAGCCAAGCCTAATAAAGAACAAATCCGTTTAATGACTTTGTTGCCCAATGGCGTGGTGTTTTTAGCCGAGTTAGACAACAAATTGATTGGTTTTATTGCTGGCATGACACAGCGTTATTTTTTTAGTGATCGCCAAAAATCAACCGACATGGGATTTTATGTATTGCCAGAGTATCGTGGTTCTAGGGCTGCTTTACGGTTAATTCATGCTTTTGAAGAATGGTCTATTGAAAAAGGCGTGGATGATATTTGTATTGGTCAAACGACTGCGGTAGATATTGAAAAAACTCAAAAGTTTTACACCCATCTTGGATATAAAACTGTTGGGTTTAACACAGTTAAACATTTGCATTAGGAGAACGCTATGTGCGGAGGTGGTGGTGGTGGAATAGCTGCTGTAGTAGCCGTTGTTGCTATTGTTGTAGTTGCAATTGTAGCTCCAGAGGTTTTACCAGCCGTTGCGGAAGTTGGCGGAGAAGCCGCTGCCGCTGAAGTTGCCGCTGCCGCAGAAGGCGGTATCGCTGCGGGTGAAATTGCGGGTGGAGCTGCTGCCGCAGAAGGCGCTGCTGGTGCGATTAACCCCGCCACAGGATTGGCATGGGAAACTACAGGAAGTGGATTAGCTGCTGGTGGAGCTTCAGGAGAAGCTGCGACAGGATTAACTGCAATTGAAAAGGGCGCTGCGTTAGGAGCAGCTAGAGGTGGAGCAACATCCGCTGCACAAGGTCGTGATCCCATTACGGGAGCTTTAATTGGTGGTGCTACAGGCGCAGTTGGTGCTGGCGTTGGATCAGAATATGGACCGATACCAGGCGGTGTTGCTTCAGGCATTACTGGCGCTGGTTTGCGTGGTCAAGGATTAGAACCAATGTTACGAGGTGGAGCTATTGGCGGTTTAACTTCTGGAATCACTAGTGAGTTTTTTCCATCTGGAGAAGATACTTCAATTGGTGAAGATATTGCTAGACAAGTTGGCGGTACTGCCGTTGGTTATGGTGTTTCTAGTTTATTTGCTCCAAATGCTCCAACATCACGAGAATTTGTTTATGGAGAATCTCCAAGTGGCGGTATTCCAGGTCAAGCTGGATTAGTTGCTCCTGGAAGCTCTGCATTAGGTCAAGCATTAAGAATAGGTAGCGGTGAACCTGGCGCACCAATTGAAAGCCCTGGAGGTGGAGATAAATATAGCAGACCAGTATGGAATATTGCATCACTACGGGTGAAAGACGAAACAGGGAGTGAATAATGAGTAAATTACTAATGAAATCTCTGAAAGCGGATTTGCCCGCATTGGCAGAATTAATCCGTTCTCAAGGTCGTGGCAGAGATACTGTCCTTGCTCACATCACCCCTAAAGAAGCCGCTTTACTCAAGCGCAGAGGTGGATCAGGCACAATTAACCCTGATACGGGTTTACCAGAATTTGAAGATTACGGTGGTGACTACGGTGGCGGTGATTATGGCGGTAGCTACGGTGGTGATGTTGAAGCGCAACCAGGTGGTTATTACGGTGGAGAAGCGCCAACACCTCAACAGTTTGCAGAAGTATATCCAACATATACGCCTGAAATGTTTCCCGCTGCTCCTGAAGTTCCAGTTTCTAGTTACGATGTTGAAGCGCAGCCTGGCGGTTTTTATGGCGGTGCAGCACCAACGGCTGCTGAGTTTGGGCGTGGTTTGCCAGCGGGTCGAGATCAATATGAATTGGCTGCTGCGGGAGTTCCTCCAGTATCTCCAGGAGTGGTTACACCTCCGCAAGCTGGTGAAAAAGCATGGTACGAGAAGTTAGGATTGTCACCAAAAGACTTAACTCGTCTTGGTCTTGGAACTGCTTTAATGGGTGGATTAACAGCGCAAAATGTTGCTCGTACCCGCCAAGCTGGTCAACAAGCTCAAGCTGCTCGTGGTGAATTGGCAGCAATTGGCAAACCTTATCAAGAAGCTGGCGCACAATTAACAGGCGCAGCACAGCGTGGAGAACTAAGCGCAGCCAGTCAACAAGCCTTACAAGCTGCTCAAGCGCAAATGGCACAAGGCGTTGCCACTCGTGGCGGTGTTGGCGCTGCTCAGATGCAAACCCAATTGGCCAATCTTCGTAACCTATTATTAGAAAATCAATTTAATTTAGGGTTGCGTGTTACTCAAATTGGTGACAACTATGCAATGGGCGCTATTAAAACAGGCTTAGAAGCTGATCGTGCCATTGGTACTGCTAATCAACAATTCTATGGACAATTAGCACAATTATTAGCACCATTTATTACAGGCGCATCAACTGTTAGGACCGCATAATGTCTGAACTTAATAAAGCGTTAGGTGTAACTACCAAATCAACCGATCTGCTTAGTAGATCCGGTAAAGCCAAATCATCTTCGGAAATTAGGCAACTTGAATCAGAAGCTGCCCAAGAGCGTTTAGGTGCTTTAGAAGAAGAAAAGAAAGCGGCTTTAGAAAAACCGGTAAAAGAAGCTGAAGCCAAAGGTAAATACGCTTTAGAAGAATCAAAAAAATACGAACAAGCAGACATGGCTAGAAAACTAGCTTTGGAAGCTGCACCATTACCAGAATTTAAGCCTAATGAAGATACTTTAATTGGTATGGCTACCCTTGGAAGCTTAATTGGTGTGATTGGCCAAACTTTAGGTAATACTGGTGGCAAACAGTCTGCTCTTAACTCTATTAATGCTATGTCCGGAATGATGGCCGGATACCAACAAGGTAAAAAAGATTACATCAAGCAACAGCAATTGGAATTTGAAAAAAACTTTCAATCCATGAAAGCTAAACAAGAGCAAATTCAGCGTGAATTTGAAGCAGCTATTAAAAAAATGCCGTATGACTTGGCTACATCACGAATTGAAATGGAATTGGCTCTTGCTAAAGCTGGAAGTCCATTTTTAGAAGCAACTTATAAAAAATTAGGTGCTGAATTAACTTATAAATATATTCAAGATATTGGCAAATCAATTAGCGAAGCCGAGAAACTAGCATCGAAGTCCGGTGTTGGAAAAATGTCTGAAAAATTAGAAAAAGAAGTAGGCGCTAATATTGCTTTAATGCAAGACTTATCAGCTTTATCCAAGATGGTTGATTTAGTCAAGGATGAAGTTGGTGTATTTGGAGTGTTTGGCGGTAATATTCCATTGGCAGCGGCTCAGTATTATCAAAGTGATGCTGCAAAACAAACCTTGTCTTTATTACAAAACATTAGTTCTAAAGAGTTAAAACTGCGTTCTGGTGCAACGGTTACCGTACAAGAATTTGCACGAAACAGAGGATTCTTGCCATTACGAGATGATAGTGTTGCAACTATTCAAAGTAAGGTTCGTGCTTTGTTTGATGCAATTAATGAAGAAGCTTTGGGTTGGGCTGAAACCAAGCGTATTTCAGATGAATATCGTGATCGAATTGTTAATATGCCACAACCAATAGCGCCAAGTTTCCGTAGGCAAGCGGTTACCGGACAAAGCACAGCTGAAATGCCAAGTGAAGCATTAAGCGAACAAGAGTTGAAAGAACTTGAAGATTTAAGGAAAAAACATGGCGGACCTAAGAGCGGAACTTGAAGCATTACGCAAAATTGACCGGGAAAAAACCCCGGAGCGCACTACCTTTCAAGAAACCGAAGGTGGAGCTGCTTTAGGTCGCCCAGGTAAAGTTGCCAAAGTAAAAGAAACCACGCCCTTAGAAGCTTTTGGTGTGGGCGCTATTAGTCGGCCAGTCAGCACAGCGGTTGGCGCTGCCCAATTAGCCACAGGCGGTGCGTTAGGCACAGAAACCGCTAAAAAACAAGCAGCTGAATTAGGTCAATACAAAAAGCAATTTCCGGTGGCTACTCGTGCTGGTGAGTTTGCCGGTGATATTGCCGAATACGGTATGTTAGGCGGTGCTGGAAAAGCAACCGGATTAGTCAAGGGTATGGAAGCTCCATTAAAAAGGCGCTTGGCTGAACAGGCTACGATTGGCGGTATTCAATCCGGAGTAAAGGCTACTCCAGAAGAAGATATTTATAAAAAAGCAGCTGGTCGAGCAGCAATTGGTATGGCAACTGGCGCAGCCGGTGAAGCAGCTGCAACAGCGGTTGGCAGACAACTTGAAAAACTTGGTGATTTGTCAGAATCAAGACGCTTACTAGTTGGTTTGGCAGACAAATATGGCATCAAACTTACTCCAGGAGAAGTTACTGGAAACCCTGTATTAAAAGGTGCAGATAAGCTTTTTACTTATATGCCGTTGACTGCTGGACAAGTTAAAAAAATTAACGAAACCAATGAACGCAAAATTGCTGAAACGGTGCTTGGCGCTATGGGTCGTGAAGGCAAAGAGATTAACGAGCAAGTGTTAGGTCTTGCTAAACAAGGGCTTAAAGACCGCTACGATGAAGTGTTAAACAATACGGTTGTAACGCTAGATCGTAAATTACAAAAAGATTTATTGGATGTTGCCGATCAAAACTTTATTACCACGATGTTTCAAGGCACAAAAGCCAATCGTTTAATTGATTTGATTCGTGGTGTTGAAGGCAAAATTACAGGTAAAGAATATAACGAAATGCGTTCTATTCTGGGTGAATATGCAAGTAGCGCTGAAAAAGATAATGTAGCAAGAGTGTTATACCAAATTCAGCGTGCCGTAGATAAAGCAGCTGAACGAACCATCATGCCAGAAGCAGCAAGGGGTGGTGCGGTTAAAAAAGCTAGGCAAGAAATTGTTGATAATTTGGCAGCGTTACGCAAACAATATACGGTTTACCAAGACATTTTTGATGCTGCAAGGCACAAAGGACTAACACCAGATGGCGGTCTTAACATTGCCAAACTGTATGACGCAATTAACCGCAGACGGCCAGAAGTCTTTTTGGCTCAAAAACCCGGCAGAGAAATGTTGCCAACCGAAGAATTGGCATACCTACAAAAAATTAAGGGTGAGCCAGCTCAGGCATCTACCTTAGCTAAAACTATTCCTTACATGATTGGCGCTGGTGGTGTTGGCTCAGGATTATTGGCAGCTCCTACCGTTGGATTGGGTCTGGGAGGTCTTAGAGGTGCGCAAGCAGCCCTATACTCAGAACCCGTTAAAAAAGCGCTTACAGAGGGCGTAAGCCCTACTACACGCCAAGTTAGCCCAGAACTAGCCAGAGCATTGGCAATTGGCATGGGAACTCCTTTTGCACGCTAATATGAGTAAAAAGCAAAAAGGTCTAAACCCCGAACTTGAAAATGCAATTGAACGATTGCTAACGGATGTCATGTCCGATCCAATGGCATCTTTAACTGATAAATGCAAAGTCCTAGACCGAGCCATCAATGTAGAAAAATTAAAGCAGAAAATAAGTGATGATGAATGGGGTAGTGGATTTATTGCAACAGAAGATGATGAGGGTTAAACTATGAATTGTTTAACTTTCTCAGGGGATATTTATGGAAGCAATCGCACTTATTCGCCTAGCATTAAAGGTCATCTCAGACCGTTTGCTGGTGATTTTGGCACTCGCCCTATCGTTCAGCCTAGCGTGCTGGACCATGTACGAACCGCAGCTGGAACGCCTGGGAACAATGGCTTTTTTCAGCATTTTCAGTTATCTTCTACTCAATACTAGAAAGAGAGAAACCCATGAGAAACCCGAAAGATTGGCAGACCAAGAGTAAATTTCCTGGCGCAGACGAACTGAACTATTCTCAGAAGTCTAACGCTAAAGCAATACGCCCACAAAAGCCATCCGACAATACTGTTAACCATCAAAAGTGGCAGCCGGGTCAAGTGCCTATTGGTGGCTATCGCTCGATGTTCTGCTTTGAGGATTCTTACAATAGCAAGATCTCCTCGACCACGAAACCAGAAAAGAATAGGATCGTCTAATGGGAATCATGGCTTTTACCCCGATGGGGAACACCGTTACTTTTGTGGCAGCGGCTACTGCTCCAACGCCTGTACAAGCCTTGTCCACAACCATTGGTGGAACTCAATACCGCATTAACAATAGTGGCAATGTTGCTGTTTTTATTGGCTATGGTGATACGGCTGCTGCTGCAACCGCAACCGCAAATGTAACCGTTAAAAATTCAACGATTGTGATGAACGCAAATAGTGTGGAAGTATTTACTTTTAATGTAAATCAATACTTTACAGGCGCAACTTCAAGTGGAACTTCGATTGTGTACATCACTCCTGGGGATGGATACTAATGCTCAGATCATCTGGCTCGGTCACAATCAATGTTACTGGAGCTGGCGGTAATTTAGCTTACGGATCGTTTTATAGCTCTGCCGATCAAACTGCTACTGCAAATACAGCGGTGGCAATGATCGCTGATTTAACTGCCGATGCGAGTGGCGTTAGCATAGCAGCTAACGGTGCTGGAAACAAAACTAGGGTTACATTTACAAACGCTGGCACATATAACATTCAATTTTCAGCGCAGTTTTATAACACAGGTGGTGGTGGATCTGGACAAACAGCAACAATTTGGTTTGCCTTAAACGGTAGCAACATTGCTGATTCCGCTACTAAGTTAATTATTCCATCTAACGCACCTTTTGTAGTGGCAGCATGGAATTTTATTGAAAGCGTAGCTGCTGGACAATATATTGAAATTTATTGGTTAACCGATAACTCCAATATTCGTTTAGAACACATTGACGCAACAGCTACAGTACCAGCAGTACCATCGGTCATTATTACGGCACAACAAATTAGATGATTATTGAATCGATCATTGGCGCTTTAGTACCCGTTGGTGTTGAAGGCATCAAACAACTCATTTCAAACTGGACTAATGGTGGCAAGCCTGTTTCGATTGACGATCAGATAAAGCTCGATCAAGCCGAGATTGCTCGTATTGAAGCCCTTGCCAAGCTCGATAATCCTGGTGGCACACCTAGCCAATGGGTGATTGATCTGCGGGCATCCTCTCGCTATGTAGGCGCATTGGTAGTTATTGTTGTTGGTTTATCAACCCTGTACTTCAGCACAACCGAATCGATCCAGCGTATCGGCATTGAAGCAGCCAACATCGCCTTTGGCTTTTTGTTTGGCGCTCGGATTATGGCTAATCTGAAAAAATGATAAACAGTAGAAATATCAATGACTTACTTCCAAATGTTAAAGTTAGAGTTGAAAAGTTTATTGAACTCTGCGATGAAGAAGGTATTGATCTTTTAATTACTTCGACTTATCGTGATAATGAATCACAGGAAGCTCTTTATGAACAAGGAAGAACACGACCTGGAAAAATTGTTACAAACGCCAAGCCAGGAGAATCTTGGCACAATTATCGTTGTGCTATTGATGTTGTTCCTCTCATTAATGGCAAGCCCAATTGGGATGGATCTGATCCTATTTGGGAAACAATTGGCGAGTTAGGGGAAAGGGCTGGATTGGAGTGGGCTGGTCGTTGGCGAACTTTTAAGGAGTTAGCGCACTTTCAGTACACAGGCGGTTTAACTTTGGCAGACTTAAAAGCTGGAAAGGAGATTGCGTAATGCCACTCAAAAAAGGAAGTAGTAGGAAAACCATCTCCAAGAATATTCGAAAAATGATGCGAGAAGGTTACCCACAAAAACAAGCAGTAGCAGCAAGCCTATCGTCAGCACGAAAAGGAAAGCGCAGAGGAAGAAGGTAAATATGGCTCGCAAGCGTGGTCCTAGTCTTTCGGTTGGTCGTGGCGAGAAGCTCCCCGTTTCTCGTGGGGGTGGTTTGACTGCGAAAGGGCGAGCCAAATATAACCGAGCCACAGGATCAAACTTAAAAGCACCCCAAAAATCAGGTAGTCGGCATCGCTCATTTTGTGCCAGATCGAAACATTGGAAGGGTGAACGAGGTAAAGCAGCTAGACGCAGATGGGGGTGCAGATGAAACCAGGACTTTATGCAAATATCCATAAAAAGAGAGAGCGCATCCGTAAGGGATCAGGCGAGAGTATGAGAACGCCTGGGAGTAAAGGTGCGCCAACGGAATCAGCATTTCGTAAATCCGCTAAGACGGCAAAGCGAAGGAAGAAGCGCAGTAGTCGGTAACGATCTGATTACACAACTCCTCTTGCTCTGGTGTTGTTACCAGAATGTCAAAGTACCAAATTGTTGTATCGCTATGACCTTGCTTCATACGCCAGATATAGTTCATTAAATGCAACATCTGTTCAGGGTCGTTGGTCTGCGTTACAAATTCCCCAAAATTATCAAATAGATAGAATTGACTGTACCCTTTGGCTAATAGCTGGATGGGTACTTTTGAGAACTTGTAATACTGCTCTGGTGTCCTAAAGTCTGCTTCATAGTAGATCAATGGCTTTTTTTCAAACGAGCAACTTTGAATCACATCCCAGTCGTAGCCATCGGTATCAATCTTAATAAGCGACAGATCGTCAACCTCATATTCTCGAATGACCGTATCAAGTGGAATACCAATTGTACCTACCTTACCTTTTACAAGCTGCACCCTGTTGTCTGGAAACACTTGTTTAACATTATCGTAATTACGGGCAAGATATTTAAAGATGTTTTCCTCGGCTTCTACGCACACAAAGGATAGTGCTGGATTGTTTGCCATCATGGATGCCATGAGTAATCCGCAGTTCGCACCGACATCAATGACTGTGCCATCAATGTATTTTCCTAAGAACGGCAAAAAGCGGTCATAGAGCTTATGCTTGTGTTGGTACTGTGGAATAGGATTGCCAGGGTTTACTTCTAAACGAATATCGTGAATTTCCATGATTACTCCGATGGGGTTAGTTGACCTTCAAACGCATAAGTGCCGATGTGGGCTAATTGACACCAGGGCGCTGCGTACACCTTGCCACCCATTTCTCGCCAAGTACGACAAAAGTGGTAGTCCTCTGAGAGCAAACGGTTTGTGCCAGGCTCAATCGAGGTCGTAAAGTATTCTTTGATTGGCTCTAGCTGCTTCATTTGACCTGATAGATCAATCACATCATTAGCGTACTCAGGTACGACATCAGCCATCTTTTCAAAGACCTCTCGCTTAATCAGCATGAAGCCAGTACCACCATTAAAAATCTCGACAGGCATATTGATTGGAACGGTGACCTCGCCCACATAATTCACTAGGTTCACCACGAAGCTACCTGTATGGTTTTTGAGCTGATCGAATGGCACACCCCGATCCATTGCTGCCTTAACCTGATACCAGTTAATCTCTTTCTTAGGATAGATTCCGCAGAGAATATCTTTTTCAGCACGAATCATGTGGATCACATCATCGGCACGAAAACGAATGTCAGAGTCAATAAACATCAAATGAGTACATTCTGTTTTCAAAAAGGTCGCTGCCAATGAGTTTCTGGCTCTGGTAATCAAGCTTTCGTTAAACATAAAGCTAAAGTGAACATCCACGCCATTACCCTGGCAAGTAGTCATTAGCTGGATAACGGATTGCATATAGTAACCAGCGCACATTCCACCATACATCGGTGTTGCTACAAATAATTTAGTCATTAGAAAACATCCTCAAGGTTAATTAACTTCCATTCTTTAATTGGTACATCATAAAAATACTCATCGCTCGCTACTGCCGTATTCTTTACTTCAATTACTGGTGAATCTTTAATCTTGATCGCATCAATCCAGTATGCATTTTCCATGTAATGATTTACGACAAACATAAAGGTTTGCAAATCATTATTGAAAAGTTTGGCCTTGCGATATGGCACATGGATTGTTTGATACGGACAATAATGCATCCCACGACCCCAATACCGGTTTTCTACTTCTACATAACAATGCGGTATCAAATCCTTAAAGCCAATTAAATCAACGGCATAGCGATCTGGATTGGGTATGGCATCCACACACCAAACATTTTTCAAATACCGAATCACCGCATTACGAGTATGCGGATCGCATTGATCGTGTAGCGTTTGATTAAACGGCTTAGTTTTCATAAATGATCTGGCACGACCTTTATCAATACCTTGCCATTCGGTAAAAACCCAATAATCTCGTAAGTAACCTTTTTCATTTTTCTTGAACCTTTTTCAAAACTTCAATCTCAATGGCTCTTGCAAAATCAAAATAATCATTACGCTCTAAATCATTATGTTTATGTGTATCAACATGATGAATAAATACTTTAGCAATATCAGCAGTTGTTAAAACTCGACATTCAATTACATTAGTTTTTTCCATAGTTTTCCCCGTTAGTGCCAGCTGCTCAAAAAGGTGGCTGGCGCACCTTACCTAACTATCCTTGCGGATTCTCTTTTGAGCTAGAGGGGATTACTTCAATCATTACCTGGCAGCCACCGCCTTTGACTTGCTCTCCACGCTCAATCAATAGCTTTTGAACCTGAACATCCGAATTGAAAATACCAGCGTGTTCTAAGCTATCCAAAATCGCTTTGGCGCAGTTATCAATATCCATCAGCTTCTTGTTTCTTGGCTGCAAAATAATGTGAACCATGAGCGACTGTGAACCCAATTTCGGTACTCTCCGTTGTAAACATTCAATCCAAACTGCCTGACGAAACTCTTGCCCACGCTTACTGATAAACCTACGATGCCCGCTTGCGATCCAGTAATTATTGATCGATGGCGGGTAAGGTAGGTCTAAGCGAATCATCAACAACCGATAGGTCTAAATGGTCCTTGTGTGCCAACATCCCAACAGCACATACCACCCTTGCCATCCGGTACGCATTTCACTTGCGCATTAGCATATCCGACCATGCACAGTAAAGTTATTACATAAGCGATAACTAATTTTTTCATTGCATTCTCCTTAAAATGGAACTTCATCGTCTTTGAGAGTTACTTCTTTGGGGTACTGCTGCGCACCATCTGGTTTCCAAGTATCCTCGGACAAGGACACCAGTTGACCTTTTGGCGTGTTGTAGATCCATGCGGAAATCTTAATCTTTTCCCCAGCCTTGTAGTCCTTTGAAATCATCAAATGACCCTTAAACTGCGGTGCTTTATCGCTAGTGCGTTTCTCGTTGGTGTACAAGACACCGCTACCCATGCGTTCAATATGACCTGTTGCCATTACTTTCTCCTTGATTGTGCTGTTTTAGTTAATAACTTTGCTACTTCTGTGCCTGACCAAGACTTCATAAACTGATCGTTGGCATCCCGAAGATCCTTCTTTTTTTGATGCTTTTCTTCTGGACTGTACTTACTCGATTGGTCAATTTTGTTGGTCAGTTCTACGAATCCATCTTGCCAATCGTCTAGGTTCAGATAAGTAGCGTAGGGTTCGGTGTTGCCCGGAATGTAAAGTGGTAAGGCATTAACGGACACATTACCCAATTTGCCAATCTTGCCAGATGGGGTAACAGTTACCTCACCGCTATTAACATCAACGGTTATCTCATCACTTTTGATTTCATCAATTGTGATCGTCTTAGCATCTTTTGGTGGTTCGAAGTCTGCCACTTCTTCAGGAGAATAGAACCCTGTAACTGAGCCTGGAAACACGCTTCGTATACCCTCTGAAATGCATCGGGATCTGAGCATGGCTCTTGGGAACTTCTGCCAGCCCGAACCGGGTTTAACAAGCCCGATTCTCTGTGCCTGTTCGATTGTCCAAGTAACGGCAAGCTCTCCACCGTTGGGGTGACTAAATACGCCTGTAACTTTTTCATCGGTGTAATCCTTCCAATCGACTTTACCGCCAGCATTTTGAAAACGAGCCAACATCGCATCGGCTTTCAATGCGGGTTTGCCCTGAATAATGTGGAAGTCACGAGCCGCTGTGGCTGGATGCAAACCTTCTGCCTGAGCCACCGCCATCAATGCCAATACACTATTCTTATCCTTCATCCCAAATAAACCGGATGCGGCAATCGCACCGGCCATTTGATCCATTTCATTAAAACTAACAATATTACTCATGTAAATATCTCCGCTAAAGTTAGGACTAAATCAATGACAGAGGTGGCTGCCATAACCCATACTGCTATATCAATCGAGTTCATTTGACTAAGAACCTCCTTGATCCTGGTTGCTCGACTACAAACTTCTCATAAATGTCGGGCATTGCTTGTTGAAATAAGGTAGCTGAAAACCGTTTTGAAACCTTAGACGATCTCCAAGTCACCAGAGTTTCACCTGAAAAAGACACGATCTCATCCTTGTCTTGCATCAGATTACGAAGTGCTACCTCGATCTGCTCTTCCTGTTCCTCAAGCTGTTTAATGCCTTGCTTGACCGCCTTGAGTTGCGCTACGGCTTGCTCGATGTTTTGTGTTGCCACAATTTGACCAGGCGCACTTTGCGGGTAGATGATCTTCGTTTGCTCGATGCTCTCGGCTGGAGGTAATGTGTCGGTCTTACAGAACGCCCACAACTTCGCCATCTTTTGAACCAACTCGTCTTTCTCAGCTTGGCTGATATTGAACTCAAAAGTAACGAACTCCTGACCTCCAAAAAGCACAGCCAAAAATATACGATCAATGCCATGACAAGCGCACTCATGTACCAATTGGGCGTAGTCAGCATCAGGAATCCGATTGGTGTCGGCATCAAACTTATTGCGAACTCCCGCATTGTAGTTTTTAGCTTCAACAAGCACACGACCATCTGCGCTAATGAAATCAAAATGAGAGCGAAACCAAGACTCGCTGGAGTGGGTAAGGGCATAATCGGCATCCTTTAACTCCATCTTATGCTTGTCTTGGAATAAGCGCCCAATGATCGGTTGCATGACATGACCCATCTGCACCGCTTCATTGTCGGATAGATCAGGTGCTTGGCGTTTACCTTGCTTAGTGAGGATGGCATCGACAGCACGACCATTAGCGGCCATGCGAGAGTCACCGCTCCACCAAGCGGAGTTACGCACTTCGGGTTCGAAGTCGTTGCGATCATTAGCCATCACACCCCCTTGGCGAGAATGTTAATCAACGCAAGATAGTGGTTGGTTTGTTTGCGATAAAACTCCACCTTATCCCGCAACTCGCTGATCTCATCTAGCCCTTGTTGGACTGCTTCATCTTGGCGTTCAGTAAGTCCCTCAAGCTTGGTAATCCGAGCATTGAGATCCCGCACATCTTGTTCAGAATAGATTGCTACAGTCTTTGGTTTGTTCTTACTGCCTGGTGTTCTTGCCATGGTTATCTCCCGAAAGGAATGGTTGAAAGATCATCGAGTTCTTCTGGTGTGTAACGCTGTTGTGCAGATGGATGAATCGACCAGTCGCCCGAATAAAAGGGATACTGTTCGCTGTATTCACCAGTCTTGCCAGAAGTCACTTGTGCTTTGATGGTGTCTAGTAAACCGAGTAATGATTCGGTATCGGTCACATAGAAGTGTGCCTTAAAGATCATAGGGTTCTCCAAGTTAGGTTAATAGGATACTACGATTAAAACTATACATCATGTAAAAAAGATATGCAACTAATCTTTTCTAGGTATGGGCAACTTTATTTGGGCTATCTACGGGCAATGGGGTTTTGGGGTTCTTCCTGGGACAATCGGGTATTCTTGTTATTGCTTAAGTAATAACTTGACAAGGTACGAAATAATTCATACCTCTGATTTTTTATTTAGATGATCTACGGGAAAACCCTAGTTTTTTATTTTGACGATCTACAGGCAAGTTCAAAATAATTTAGGGCCTGAAAAAAATTTTTGCAAAATTTTCGCAGCTGCATTATAATATATAAATATTATAATAATTTAATTAAAATAATATTTAATAAATATAATATTAAATAAATAATAATTATTTTAATTAAATAATAGTAATTAAATTATTATTATTAAATTATCTGATAATTAAATTATCAAAATTACTATACTTTTTTATTGATAGTAGATAGTTATTAAATTATAGGTATTAAATTATCCATATAAATCATATACTTATAGATAGTTTCAGCTGCTTTTTTAGGCTTCTAAGCCTTGTAAAACCTAAGAAAAGCCATTAAACCGCTTAAAACCCCTATACAAGCCGTTTTCGTTCAATTTGGTGCTTAGGTATTACTAGGCATAAAAAAACCCGCCTAAGCGGGTTTAAGAGGGTTTTAACGGCTACGGCTTACAATCTGGAATGTGTAGCAGTAGCAGTATGAACACAATTAGGACTACGGCACAGAGAATATCATCTTTATTCGGCATATTGGATCGCCTTTCTGGATCGAGCCAGATAGGGAAAGCACTCAGTAGCCTTTTTAGGATCAGACATACACAAAATAAACCAATCCTCAGAAAGATTCCCATCAATCACCATATCAGCCAGATCCTTAAAATCCTCAAGCGAAAACTGCTCAATAAAATCAAATACACGATTTAGCGATATATCACCGGCTTTTGGATAACCCATATAGCGTAGATCATCTAAGTAGGTTTCTACATTCTCATATAACTGATCGTAGTAGCCCTCTGGATCATCTTCATAGTAAGCATATTGTGATCCAGAGCCGTAGCTGATCCCAGAATCGTAGCCATACCATTTCGGATAGACCATCTTGATCGGCTTTTCTTTTGCTTGTTTCTTTTGCTTTTTTAAGCCTTTGATCTCATGCTTACTGGCTGAGCTACTAGCAGACCATGCGTAAGTGTTCGAGAGCCAGAGTCCAGCCCAATACACACCGGATTTTTGATTGATCACAGTTTGCCTACCTTCGTTATCCATCAAAATAAATTTATTACTTGAGCCAATGTGTTCGCCTACGATCTCAGCGAAAGAGGGGTGAAAAGCAAAATCCGGATTAGCCGATAACATAGGCTTGAGATAATCCTCAATGTAATGCCATGTATCGCTTTTGGTTTCATCAGCTTTATTACCGGTAGCCAGAATCCCATTGTGCATAAGCCAGAGATCAATCCCATGCTCAAGCCGGTTCAATATCTGGTATGGGTGACAATTATCCAGATCAATATCGCCATGCGTTCTCATGCGTAAATGAAAAGCACAATCCCTACCGGCTATGTATTCACGATAAAACTGAATGAAATCCTCAGCAGATTGAGGTAGTAGCTTTTTGACGATCAACTCGCCATTATTGGCATACATAACCCCTATGCCATCAGAATTGTAAGAATAGAAATCCGATAACCATTCATCAGAGAGGATAGGGCTACTGGATTGTTGATTGACTAATAAACACATAAAAATAAATCCTTTCGTTAGGTAGTAAAAAAATTAAGCGGCTTTTTTGAGATTGGGTTCATACGGCATTAAAAACCCTTTTGTTTTCAAATAGGTTCGTAAGAATCGAGTATCAAGCCGGTTTTCAGGTTCACAGATAAAATGCAAAAATCTCGCTACATTTAACTGGCTAGGACTGGCTGATTTGGCAAAAAACCATGTAGCGTAGGTAAATTCTAGACAAGCCATGATCGTTGAATACTTGAGAGTGCCACGAAATAACCGGTATTCGATTGTTCGATCATTCTGGAAGTTAAGCCGTTCATAGCGATCCGAATTAAGCGAACACAGCTGATCCGATCTGGTTCGATATTCCAGAGAGTGCTTGAGATAATCCTTGTTCGTTAAATCCTTTTGTTTGCAATAGCCATTATTTCGCCTACGGGCTAGAGCAAAAATCAAATCCTCATTAGCCGGATCGTTCATAAAGAGAATCAGCTTACTAGCGTGTAGCATGGTCATATCGCTTTTACAGATGTGAATATGCAAACCGCAAGTATCTGTTTTATGGCTTAATGCACCATGCAAACGGCCTTTGAAAAACTTTAATTGTTCTTTATGCACATCAAGACCGGTATAGCCGGTCACGATCTCAAAACCACGATCAATCGAACAATCCTCTTCAATTAAAGCGTATTTATAGCTATTACCATCTGGACTACGATAACTGCCAATGTGATCCAGAATGTAAGCCGCTTTATTATCGAGATCGTAATCCTCTTCCACTTCCATTTCGAGTTCTAAACCCATCAATACCCTAGGTTTTCGCTGATCGTAAGCACTTGGAATATGACCTAACTGCCGCTTACTGGAATGTCTACCGCCTATGTGTTCGTAGCTACGATCCTCTTCCGGTTCGTCATAGTTCGATTCACAATCAAAGCAAACCCTACGATCCTCATAGTCCAGATAGGTAGTGTCATCAATCCGGAAATAATTGTCGCAATCGTCACAACAATAAAATTCTTCGTTCTTAAAGTGATATTCCAGAATTTCAGTCCAGCCGCCATTAGCCGGAATACTGTTCGTATTGATTAACCGCAAGGTTTCTCGAATACTGCCAGACTGAATTGCCGTATTGAAGAGAATCCCAAAATCTTGATAGCGTTGCTTTTCATGTTGCAATCGTGAGAAATCTCGAATGTGATCAAAGCGAGAATGACCGTTATAAGCGTTGTAATTCATTCGCATCATACGAACAATATGGTTTTTATCTCTTAACCGCTTAAATTGTTCAGATAGGTTCATATACATATAAATCCTTTCGTTAGGTATTGGGCAAAATTACCCAGTTCGAGTATAGACGATAAGCAAATAAGATTACAAGTGTATAGGTAGATCAAGGCATACAAGCCGATTTTTCATAGTAAATATATATATATATATAAATATACTATTTTCTATATAGATAATAGTGATTATTAGAATATATAAATATATGGGTAATTAAATAATATAAATATATATATATGGGGTAATTAGATTATTGGGATATTAAATACCCACAAGCCGTTCTCGCTGATAAATGTATTTTTAATAATGGTAAATTGGGATTTAATCTGGATTTTATAATCGCATTTTTATTATTTTTAGGGTTTTTTGAATGGACTTGAGGGGTTGGTGTGCGTGACCCCCAACTCAATCCCCCCAGAAAAAAATTACAGTTTTTGCTGACAAACGGTATTGGCCGTTAATCCAATACTATCGAAGGTTCTGCCAATAACGGTTCGTGAAAGAACCGTATAAGCGTTATGCACATTGAAGGTTGGCCAGAGTGGTCCGGTATCAACCGCAATGATGTTTTTAGCGTAGATGGATAGGTTGCCGATTTGGGTCACATCAAAACCCCACTCCAGAGTGCTATTGCACATCCCTGTCGGGTGGGTGGTAATTACTTTTAACCCTTGATTTAAGAGGTTTCGCACCACTTTATCGAAATAATAGGGGGTAAATTCGGGCAGCTGGTTGCTCATCGGGGGTGCGTTAATGATGAGGTAGTCAAATTCGGGGTAAACAGCTGCGTTTAAGAGGGGGTAATCAAACAGTAGTTCCTTCTTGCCAGCCATAGGGTTATTAATTCCAAGGATGGTGGAAAGGTAAGTAAACCAATCTAGGTGAACATGAAGCCAATGCCGACATTGCGGGTGTTCGTAAAAGAAGTTGTTAGAGCCGATCCAGGCATTAACCGCCTGTGGATGAACATGAAGATCCTTGAGGTAGATTGGACAATCTTCAGTTAACGGCTTTAACTGCTCGTGGTACTGGGGGTGGCAATAGTGCGTAAACTCTTTGTCGGGGTTTTCCTGGGCTGCCCGCCTTAAAAAGTTAAGGTGAATTAGCTGATCGCCTAAATGGTATTCGTTGTAAGTTTGAATCATGTTGTGTATCATAGTATAAGATTAATGAAGGAGATAGGTTATGGTTGATATGATTAAAATAGACAAAGAGATTCCACCACCGCAGCGCAAAAAACGCAACACATATCCCTACCGCAAGATGGATGTTGGTGAGTCATTTTTTGTCGGTGATGTCAATATTAGTTTGATGTGCAACAACAATTATCGAATTAGTCGGGCAACCGGTATGCGGTTTATTGCCAGACGGGAAGGCAACGGGGTGCGGGTATGGAGAATCGAATGAACGGCAATGTAGTAAGCGTTTCCGAATACATTGAGCGAGCTGGCGATGAAGCCAAAAAAATGTATATGCAGAGGGTCTGGGAAATGAATAAAGAACAGATTTTTCACGAACTCATGCGGGTTCATGCGGAAAGCTCGAAGCTTTTGATGAAAGCCCAAGCGGAAGTGGAGTATTTGCGTAACTTGCTTGATCCGGATGATGGAGATGCAAGACATTGAACGCTTGACCAAAGAGCGTTTAATTTACAAAAACGAAATGCTCAAAGCCATTGCTTGCCGGACTAAACGCCAAAAGATCAAATTAGCCAACGAATGGAAAAGCAAGTATTCTGCAATGACTTACGGAGCATTAATCGCATTGGCTAGGAATCACGAAGCAAGGCTAAAAGTAGCGTATTGGGACATTACGCATTTTGAACAAAAACGCATAGGAAAACATTCATGAAAAGCGCAGCGGTAGTCACCGTTACCAAAGGCCGTAAAGAGTTAGAAAAATGTTTGGAAAGCGTTGCCAATCAATCCTATCCATGTACGCATTACATTTTGTGCGATGGCGATGATGAGAGTAGCCTGGCGCAGTTTTATGACATGACCCAAGATTATTCCCAGTACAAAGCCCGTTGGTCGTATTGGGGTAACCGGATTGGTGGCAATGGTTGGCTTGGACAAAAATGGTTAGCTGCTGCGCCACAACTCATTACCGAGGATGTGACTTTCTTTTGCAATGACGATGATTGGTATGACAAGCATCATGTCAAATCCATCATGGAAAAAATTAATGAAGGATACGAATGGGCGCACTCTTTACGAAAAGTGTACGACCAAGATGGAAAATTTTTGTTTGAGGATAACTGCGAAGCCTTGGGCGAAAATCACCACGCCTGGAACATTGAAGGTCATCATTTTGTTGACTGGTGTATGTGGGGTATGAAAACCGAAAAACTACGCCAAATTGCTATTTTGCTAAATAACAAAGATTTGGCCGTTGATCGTCATTTTTACAATGCAGCCAAACAAATTTATCCGAACTTTGCTTGCACCAATAAACACACTTTTAACTTTCGTTTAGGGGGTGGCTGCGGTGTGCAAAAAGAGTTCTTTGAAATTGGTAACCGTTGGATGATGGAAAAATTTAATAACAAGTTACCTTGGATTACCACATGAATTTTAATAAACAACTGTTTTATCAGTTTTGCTCACAACTGCAAATTGAAACCAAAGAGCAAGGCTTAAAAAAGATGGGCAACCTACTGGGTAGCCAAACTTATGTAATGGATGAGATTACAAAAGGATTGCAAGACGATGTGCATTTCTTTGTGATCTTGAAAGGAAGGCAACTTGGCATCACCACAATTTCACTCGCACTCGATCTCTACTGGCACTTTACACACCCAGGGCTTCAGGGAACACTTACAACAGATACGGAAGAAAACCGGGATATGTTCCGATCAACTTTGGGAATGTATATGGATGGTTTGCCCAAGGAGTATCGCATCCCGATCCTTGCTCACAACCGAAATCAGCTTTCCCTCAAGAACCGCAGCCGTATCTTTTATCAAGTCGCTGGACTTAGAGCCAAAGGAAGTCTGGGTCGTGGCAAGGCTATTACATACTTGCATGGTACAGAAACAAGCTCTTGGGGAGATGAAGAAGGACTAGCATCTCTCTTAGCATCACTCGCAGAAACCAATCCTGATCGTCTGTATATGTTTGAGAGTACAGCACGAGGATTCAATATGTTCCACGATATGTATGTCACCGCTAAACGGGCTAGAACCCAACGAGCAATTTTTTGTGGCTGGTGGCGCAATGAACTCTATATGCTCGATCCTGAGAGCAATACCTACAAAGTGTATTGGGATGGCAAGCTCACAGGCGAAGAAAAAGAATGGGTCAGAGATATTAAGAAACTCTACGGCTACGAAATTAATTCACGACAAATTGCCTGGTGGCGTTGGAAGCTCTACGAAGGAATTAAAGACGATTCGCTCATGTACCAAGAGTTCCCGCCTACTGAGGACTATGCGTTTGTGATGACAGGAACTTCTTTCTTTTCTAATGCGAGGTGTACCGATGCTGTTAAAAAAATCAAGCGAATGGATTGTGAATACTATCGCTATAGCTTTGGAGTTAACTTCCAAGATACTGAAGTGGTTAAATCCACAGAAAGATTGGCTACGCTCAAAGTTTGGGAGCAGCCTGTTGATACTGCTTATTATGTTATTGGCGCTGATCCCGCTTACGGTAGTTCTGATTGGGCTGATCGTTTCTGTATTCAAGTCTTTAGGGTATATGCTGATGGGCTTGAGCAAGTGGCTGCGTTTGCGACTTCCGAACTAAACACCTATCAATTTGCTTGGATCATTGCTCACTTAGCGGGTGCATACAAAAACTCTACGCTAAACCTAGAGATTAACGGTCCAGGTCAAGCCGTCATTAACGAACTGAAGAACTTACGCAGACAAGCTGCTGCAATGGGATCAGCTTTAGGTAAAGACTTAATGGATGTGTACGCCAATATGCAAAATTACATCTGGCGCAGAAACGATACCTTGGGTGGTATCAGTAATAGCATTGGCTGGCTCACTACATCGGCTACCAAAGAACGGATGTTGACCTACATGAAGGATTACTTTGAGCGTGGCATGATGGACATTTACGACATGGATACCATTGAGGAAATGAAAACCATGATTCGAGATGGTGGTTCAATTGAAGCATCAGGTCGAAACAAGGATGATCGGGTCATTGCAGCTGCGTTAGCGTGCGCTGCTTTTGCTGAACAAGTCCAACCTAGGCTCATTGCTCAAAAGATTACACGAGAAATATCCAAGGTTCAGGATGATTTCACTCCAGAACAATTAACCGTAGGCAGAAATGTTAGCGATTACTTAAAGCGTATTGGGGTTTATGGCCAATGAAACCGACTTTACCTAAAGTAATTCTTAAAAAAGTAATGAAACGCTTTTTGAAAGACCGCAATCGAGGGATCAGCGTGGACTTATTTGCCCAATTAGCTGGTGTATCGGTATCGCAAATCAAAGAAGTTTTCTTGTACGAGAGCGAACCGTTGTCTGAATATGTGCAAAGACGGGTTAGCAAGGCTTACACCGAGTGGCAAAACGGGGAAGTAGCCGTTATGCAGAACAAAGATAACACCCGATTTTTGCAATACCGCAAAGAATCAAAGCCTGTTTTAAGAAAGACGACACGATTAAATGTAGTAAATGGTCAAATACGACTAGATATAGGGGTTAAAAATAGATTTGATTATAGTTATAACACGCTAGACGAGCAATTAAAAGGGGATCAATATGGCGGTTAAGAACGATTACAAATGCCCGACACATGGGTATTTTGAAAGTACCAAAGCACAATGTCCAATGAAAGGATGCCAAGATGAAGTTTTTATCGTTTTTTTGCAAGCTCCAGCAACTATTTCGGCTAAAACCAAGTTCACCGACAACTCCACCAAGCAACTCGCCATCGAGTTCGGAATGTCGGACATCAAAACAACGAGGGAAGGCGAACATCAAACGGGATACCTCACCCGCAAAAACAAGTTCACCGAAAAAGAATACGAGCAAGCCGAAAAGTACGCAACCCGTAAAAGAGGGGTCAACAAAGACAAGATCCAACCTCAACCGATCCCGCAAACGCCAACAGAAGCCCGCCCTGGTGATGCAGCGATCTGGGGTGGCGGCTTCCAAGGACTAAATATGCAATCCTTGTTAACGGGTCGAGCGATTCAGTCTGTTAAAGGTGAAGCGGTGGGCTTGACACCATCTCAGGCTGGTATAAACTCAGGACCTAGAGTAGATCCAAAAGCAACCTTGAGAGATCCTGATAATCTGAAGATCAAGACATGAGAATCCCGTCAAATAACGCAGACAGAGAAGATTTTTATTTAGACATCATGCAAAAATGTATGGTGTCTAAAGAAGAAAGGCGGGGAGATTACAACACATTACGGGCTTATTACTTATTTGGCTCTGGACCAGAAGATCCACCAGCTTACTTTAATAAGATTAACCCGCACCTCGATCAACTCTCATCTTTCCTTTATTCAGCCGAAACCACACGATTCTCTATCGGTTTAGGCGCATCCGTAAACCCGATTGAACACCGCAAAAGTCCAGCGTTAACTCAAGCATTGAATGACGAGTGGCTCAATTCTAATGCTGACCAAGTTTTTTCTTCGGCTTTGAATTGGTCGTTGGTGTACAACTCCAGCTTTGTGAAGCTGGTAATGAAAAACGGCATTCATCCTTACATGGTCGAACCCTCTGCAATGGGCGTACTGCGTGAGGATACCCCATATACAGACAGGCAAGAAGCGCTAATTCAGACCTACTACATTACCAAGTCCGACCTTTACGCCCGTCTGTATTCCCATCCAAAACGAGAAGAAATCGTTAGCAAACTCTCGACAATGGTATCTCCCAAAGAATCGGAGATGCCCGATGCCGTTAACCGCATCATTACAAGCCAAACCAATCCGACCATTTACGGTAATGTCAACATGGATTTGTATGGCGAAATGAAATATGTTCCACGAGTAGCCGAGGATACCGTAGAGATGCACGAGCTATGGGTGTGGAATGACGAAACCGAGGATTATCAAGTGGTGACCATTGCTAGCCCTAGGGTAATCATTTATGACCGCCCAGGTGCTAGCCTTTTTCTTAAAGGCGAATGTCCGTTTATTCAGGTTTGTCCAAACCCCTTGTACGACTACTATTGGGGAGAATCCGAATGTCAAAAACTTATTCTCTTGCAACAGCTTCGTAATCAACGCATGAATGAAGTATTGGATCTTTTGTCCAAGCAAGTAAGCCCGCCAACCGCACTTGTTGGATTTACGGGTATATTGGATGAGAAGAACTTTGCTTTGAACCGAGCTGGTGGTTTATTGGCAACCGATATGCCAAACGCCAAAGTAGATCGTCTAGCACCACAGATGCCGACTGATCTATTTGAGGTCATTCGTGAGATTGATGCGATGTTCTCCGAGGTTTCGGGGATAAGCAATGTTCTTTCTGGTCGTGGCGAATCAGGTGTCCGCAGCCAAGGACACGCTAGCCAGCTTGCTAGACTAGGTAGCTCCAGAGCTAAGAAGCGGGCATTGGTCGTTGAGGATAGCTTAGAAAAGATGGCTACTCTGTACCTCAAGCTCATGCAAGCCTACGATCCAACGCATTTTGTGGACACCGAAGGTAAAGAGTTTATCGCTGAACAATTTACCAAGGATTATGTGGTTAAGGTCGATGCCCACAGCAATAGCCCAATTTTTACTGAAGATCTCAAGCAATTGGCGTTTAACTTATTTAAGGCACAAGCCATTGACAAAGAATCCCTACTTGACTTACTTGAACCGCCAATGAAACAATTGTTAAAAGACAAATTAAAGCGTAAAGAGAAAGAGGGTGGTGGCGATCAACCTCAAGCGGGTGGTGGAGCGCAACCGATTAAGTTACCAAAACGGGAGCAACAAGTTGGCTAATCAAAACATTGCACCAAAGGCAGATCAGCCTAGAGTAAGCACCGAATCGTTAAAGCGTGGTGAAAAACCCGCTGGTTTGGAGTATCGTGTAACGAACATACAAAGTTATGGTCGTAGTCCAAAGACAAGGATTATGGGCAGACAAGTTAGGGGATAGTTAACTGGAGATGGCTATGTACGGCAAAAAGATGAAGCGTGGTCGTAAGACCCGTAGATAAGTTTCACTGTGAGGGTGAAAACAAGGTTGTGGCTGCCTGACCTTATAACTAGGTGACCGCTGCTAATTGGAGAAATCAAAATGGCACGCAAAGCTCGCAAAGGTCGTAAAGCTCGCAAGTAATCCGTAAGGATTATTCGGGTGACCGATAACCTCCCTTGGGGGGAGGGAAGCAAAAATAATACCCCCCACTTGACAAGCAATAGATTAGGTTTAATCTATGCAGTAATTTGATAGGAAAAAGTTATGGCAGTAGCACCAGACAAACTAATGGAAATGATTAGAAGCCAACGGGATTCCGCTACTCCCTCTGGTGTTCCTCCCGCACCTGAAACTGCTCCTCCTGGTATGTCCGATTCAAGCGCTCCTCCGATGAGCGCACCCATGTCAACTCCTGAACCTAAGATGGGTAATCGGGAAGGCGCAATGGTTAATCTTTCAATGGCAATGGATTTGTTAAAACAAGCCTTGCCAGCTATCGGTGCAGATTCGGAAGAAGGCAAAAAATTATTAAGTGCAATCCGTATGGTTACGGGTGTGCTTGGTCCAAAACAAGATCAAGCCAGCGCTTTACAACCGTCAGAAATTTTACAGATGTTACAAACCTTACCTCAAGCTGGTGGCGCTACGCCTGAAGGTAAAGCAATGTCACAAGCGCCAGCAATTCCTGGAATGGCTGCTCCAGCACCATCGCCTGTAGCCACTCCTTCACCTCAACCCATGTAAAGGACTAAAAATGGAACTCTTTAAACCTCGTGGCGCAAGTCAACCACGCAAACCAACAGACAATAACCAGAAAAACGGTCAAGTGATTAACACTCCCCGTTATTCTCAGTTTGGTGGCTTAACCGCTGCTAACAAGGCTGGCTACAAGAACATGATGTCGATGAGTCAACCTGGTGATACCAAAAAAGTCATCTAATTTGATTAAGGGGATAAAAGATGAGCTTAGAAGATATTAGTTTGGAGCAACGGGATGAGTTAGCCCTCTTGATGAAAGAGCTAGCTGAGAATCCCGCTACTCGTAAAGAAGCCTTGCGTTTGACCAAAAAGGTTAGACCCAATTTGCCTATTCCTGAACTAGAGCTTGAAGATTACACCGAGAAAAAGGTGACGCAAGCTGAAGATCGGGTAGCCCAATTGGAAGCCAAGCTCAAGGAAAAAGAATCGTTGGAAGAATTACAAAAGCGCAGAGATAAACTGATTAAAAAAGGTTTAGCTTCGGAAGAAGATATTGAGGAAATCGAGAAAATTATGCTTGAAAAGAAAATATCCGATCACGAAACTGCTGCCGAGTATTTCGACTGGATGAAACAAGCTGCCCAACCTACACCGTCTGGTTACAATCCAAGCCCACTCAAAGGATTTAATTTGAATGAGTATTGGAAGAATCCAGTACAAGGCGCAAGGAATGAAGCAGCAAAAGCATTGGCTGAGTTGCGTAAAAACACTCGACCAATTGGTATTTGAAGTTTGCAGTAGAAGGGGATATTTGAATTTTGTTTGGAGATAAACTATGCCTATAGGTGGCGGTATTCTTCCAGCATCGGGTACATCGCAATATAACGAACTTACTTATGTAACTCGTAGAGCGTTTATCCCCAAGCTGGTCGTACAACTTTATAACAGCACACCCTTGATGGCTGCGTTGATTGCTAATAGTCAACAGGCTTCTGGTGGTGTATCCCAAGTAACTGTACCAGTTCAAGGCGCTCAATTCGTTAACGCACAATGGTCTGACTACTCTGGTAGCTTTACGCAACCAGCCGTTCAGCAAGGTGCATTTAACGCTGAGTTCAACCTCAAGCTGATGATTGCTCCAGTTCCGTTCCTCGGAATGGAAGGCGCAGTACAACAAGACTATGCCATTATTCCATTGATTGAAGCTCGTATGAACGATGCAACCAATGTAATGATGGATGCAATGGCTACTGCGTTGTACAACAACTACACCAATACTCAGCAGTTTATTGGTTTGCCAGGCGCAATTGACGATGGTACAAACTTAACTACCTACGGTAACATCAACCGTTCTACCTACACATGGTGGAAGTCGAAGGTTTATGCTGCTGGCGGTGTAAACCCAACTCGTCAGAATGTCCTTCAGTATATTTCTGGAACTGTGAAAAACGGTGCAGAAGTGCCTACTTTTGGCGTTTGCGGATTCGGTACTTGGACACTTTTAGCTCAAGATTATGTCGGTCAAGAGCAATATGTGATTACCCCAGGTAGCGGATTTGATGGCGATGCTAACGGTCCTCAAGCTGCTTTCAGAGCATTGATGGTCGCTGGTGTACCTATTTATCCAGATCCTTATTGCCCAGAGGGTACTGTCTATTTCATTAACTCGAACTACTTGAGCTTGTACATCCATGACCAAGGTAGCTTTGTGTTTACTGGATTTGAAAGCACTCTACCAAACTGGCAGATTGGTTATGTTGGCGCTGTCTTGATGATTGCTGAATTAGTAAGCACCAAGCCGAAGTCAATGACCAGAGTTTCTGGCTACAACTCTATTAGTCTATAAGGAGAACTAGTCATGGCACTCGGCTTAAATAAAATCCTGATTTCAGGTAGCAACGCTAATACACCTGGTGCGTATTGGCAGCTTACAACCATCAGCGCAACTACTGCTGGTAATGTCGTACCCGCTGGAACTTATATTGCATTTGCAACAGCTAATGTGATTATTCAAGCAGTATCGGCTTACAACACAACCACAAGTACTGCAACATGGGGTAATGTGGGCGCAATCAATGTGGGTGGCGTTGTAATCTCTGATGGTGTGAATGTCCGTATGTTGGCAACTACTAATGCTACAGTCACCTTGGCTGAAGTAAATGGTGGACAAGCTGTTTCTGGCACTTACAACAGTTAAGGAGAACAGAAATGGCTAACTCGAATCGTGTTGGTGCGCTATACCTAGACAGTTTTGGATATGGCGTACTTGGAAAATTAACTGCTCAGTCTTTAGCAACAACGGGTACTGCTCAGATTAAGATTCCTTTGTTGTCAGGCGGGTTAACCAACAGCGGAGCAACAGCAAACTCTGGTGGGGTTATTGTTCGGCAAGTTACCGTACAAAATCCTACTGGATCTATTGCTAGTGCAAATATTGGTATCACTATTTCAAGCACAGGCGATATGACCTCAAGCAATGTGGTCGTTGCTAATGTGGTTTTATCATCTGTTAGCGCTGCTGGTAAATATCAAGATTTGACGGTTGCGTATCCATCAAATACGGAAATTACTGGAAACCAAACGCAAGCACTTTATGTGAATGTGAACACCGCTTCTGGTAACTCAAACACCGTAGATATTGTTGTTTATGGACAAGTGGTGGCGTTCTAATGATCTATGTAACCAACAACACCCAAGAACCCCTCAAAGATGGCTTTGGTGGTGTCTTTTATGATTTTCTTCCAGGTAAGACAATTCAAATACCTGAAGAAGCTGCAAGACACATTTTTGGTTACAACGATTCTGATAAAGCGCCTTACTTGGCAAGGTTAGGGTGGGTAAGAAATACTCAAGAAATGCAAGTCGGTTTAGATCGTCTAGCGCAATGGGAAATATCCACTCAACCGCCTAAAAAGAACCAATCGTTATCCCCGTTGGTAGAACGAGTACCTCTCCCTTCCCAAAAGAAGGGCGGGGGAAAAGTCTTATCGGTGGCAGCATGATTTATGGGAAATAATAAGTGGCTACACTTAACACCTACATTACAGAGGTTCGTAGGTTACTGCACGATGCTAACGGGAATTTTTATAGCGACAGTCAGTTAACCGATTACATTAATTCTGCTCGTGAGCGAACAGTTCGAGATACTGGATGCTTGCGTGAGATAGTTGTTACACAAACGCCTTGCATGGTAGCTCCTGGTGCAACCATTGGTGGCGTAGATCCAGCTTATCCTAGTGCATGGGAAGCCGATACAGCATATACGGCTGGTGAGTTTGTTTTTAGCAATATTTATATTTATCAAGTAACCACTTCGGGTACAAGTAGTGATACTGCACCCCCGTATCCACAGTCCACACAAGGCAATGCCAATAACTACCCGCCCTCTACCGAGTTCTTAAACGGTACTTGCGGGCTAACCTATGTGGGTAATTGCGAAAATATTAGTTATCCAGCCCTATCGTACCTTGTTGGATCAAGTCCTTTGTCCCCTTCTTCGGGTACTACGGTACTGGATATTGTTAATATCAATCTTTATTGGGGTAATACTCGTGTACCAATGGATTATTTGTCTTGGTCAGACTTTAATACTCGCTTGCGTTTTTGGCAAAACTACATTGGCAGACCACTAGCATTTAGCATTTACGGGCAACAACAGATTTTTTTAGGTCCTGTACCCGATGAAATTTACCAGCTAGAGATTGATTGCGTGGTATTGCCGTTGCCATTAAGCTCGTCAACACCCAACGCAACCGATGTTATTAATGATCCATACACTTCTGCGGTCAAATTTTACGCTGCTTACCTAGCTAAGTTTTATGAACAAAGCTATGGAGAATCAGAAATTTACAAACAAGAATACGCAAAACAAGTTAATTCCATCCTCAATAGCGTATTTACCCGTAGGATTCCAAGCCCATATAGTTCAGGATTCTAAACATGGCTGCTGCGGAACAGAAAAAGTCCTA